TATTATGCCCAAAAGCATTAAGAGCGAAATGGACTCAACTCTTATTAAAGAAAGGCAACAACGCCGAAAACGAAGAATTAACATTTGAAGCCACCATAGGCGACATGTTGATTATGATGATTAAAGAAGACGTGGAGACATGGGACTGGCAGGGTGACGCTGGAACTGTTGGCTTTTACGATGGTTTAATTAAATTGATTGACGCTGCTACTACAGCAGTAGCGGGTAACACCACATCAGCTACATCAATTACCGTTTCAAATGTTGTTGCAATAGTTAACGCTATGTGTGACGCTGTACCAGCAAAATTAAAGACCAAATCCGATAAGGTATTATTTATTGGAACAGATGTATTTGACTTATATGTTAATGCTTTAATCGCAGCCAATTTGTACGCAGTAGACGCTACTACATGGGCAGATTACACAATGACAGTACCGGGCAAGAACGTTAAAGTTGTTGGTGTTCACGGTTTGGATGGTACTTCAAGATTATTCTTAGGGCGTACTCCTAACTTTTTCTTAGGTGTTGACATGGAGTCAGACGAAGAAGAGTTTGAAATATGGTACTCAAAGGATGACAGAAACATCAAGTACAACGTTTCATTCAAACGTGGTGTTCAGGTTGCCTATCCTAACGAGATTGTTCAATTTAAAGTAGCTTCGTAAGTATATCATGGCGTGCGAATTAACGACAGGCGTATCTTTAGGATGTAGAGATAACGCAGGCGGTGTAAAAGAGTTCTACATCGCCAATATACCAGCTACTGGATTAGGTATAACCCAAGATGGAACGGGGATAGTAACAGCTATTGCAGCGGGTGCTACATACTTTAAGTATGTGCCTCGCAAAAAAACAGGCATGTGGCAAGACGAAATCACAGTAAACGACCAAAACGGCACTGTATTTTATGCCCAAACAGCAACTATACCTTTGACCAAGATGGAACAAGCCAAACGGAACGAGGTTATGTTACTTGCAAAGGCTAATCTATCAATCATTGTCAAAGACCAAAACGACAAGTATTGGTTGTTAGGTCAGGACAACGGCATAACTTTGGCGACATCACAAGCATCAAGCGGTACTGATTACGGAGACAGAAACGGCTATGTTCTTAATTTTGAAGGAGCAGAACCCGAAGCATCACCCGAAGTGCAATACGCAGCATTTAGCGCATTGGTTTCGGCAACACAGATTTAATTATCCATTTGTTATATATTTCTTTTTTGTTATCAAAGCCCTTGAGTAATCAGGGGCTTTTTTAGTTATACAATAACCGTATCTATTATATTACCATATATGATAACCATTGATTTATCTATTGAAAACACATTTGCATTGACATTATCGGAAAAGGTGACAATCACATCGCCTTATTTCTTGATGGTTTTAGATGGGAAGTCGGGGCAGGAACAAATTAAATGGTTAATGACAGATACATCGCCTTATCCTGAACGATATAATTTATTTACGTTTACAAATGAAGATGAAGCGACAATAAGCTATAAAGGTGACTACGTTTACACAGTGTATCAGAAAGCAACGGCAAGCACCACAATACTATCAACAGATGTAGTTTTAGAGGTTGGCATTTGTAGGGTGTCAAACACCGAATCAGAAGACGTTATACATACTAACCCAACAGAGGTAATAATATATGAAGTTAACGAATAATTTAGTATCAATAGAGTTGGCAGCGTACAACGTACCTATATTCAAAGAAAATAGGCGCAAAAAGTTCATTGAATACGGGGATAGCAATTCTTTCCCTTTTTACTTAGTGGACTTGTTTAACGGGTCGGCCATTCATAACAGCATTATAACTGGTAAGGTTAACTATATTACTGGCAGAGGGTTAACAGTAGATACTACGGTAAAAAGTGACGTAAGAGCGTTATTAGAGCAATTTATATACAGCCCTAATCCTTATGAGACATGGGATGACATCTTCAATAAGATTGCCTTAGATTACGAACTTTATAATGGTTACAGTTTAGAGATAAAAAAGGACAGAGCGGGCAGAATATCAGAGGTGTATCACGTTGATTTTGGTAAATTACGTGCATGCACCAATGACAGTAATTTATTGTATTACAGTGATAATTGGATTGATAATAGGAATAGTGTAGATTTTAAATATACTATCAAATACAACCCTACTATAAAGGAACTTCAAAAATTCAACCCAAACAAAAACCAAAAGACATCAATCCTATATCATACCGAGTATAGGCCGAATATGTCGGCTTATCCATTGCCTGATTATATTGGAGCAATTCAAAATATTAGGACTCAAATAGAGATTTCTAACTTTGACCTTAATACTATTATAAATGGCTTTGCAGGTGGTACTTTAATAAACTTATTCAACGGAACGCCTCCAGACGAGGAGCAGAAAGAAGAGATTGAAAGAAGCGTAAATGAAAAGGCAGCGGGTTCAGGCAATGGCAACAGAATACTATTAAACTTTGCCGACTCAAAAGAAGCGGGTGGAGCGGAAATATTACCTCTTATGGGTAATGACCTTCCAGACAGATTCAAGCAATTAGAAGAGCGTGTAACTCAATCTATATTTATTGGACATAAGATTACATCTCCAATGTTATTTGGTGTAAAAACAGAAGGACAATTAGGTGGGAGGGCTGAAATACTAGAGGCTTACGAATTGTTTAAAGAAACCTATATACAAGGTCGCCAAAAGCAATTGATTAATACTGTCAATGATATATTTGAGTATAAAGGATTGCCGAGAGCTATAGGAGTAGAAGAACTTAGACCAATACAGAGAGAATTACCTTTGACAGAGGCTACTTTACTTACCGTTATTGACGATAAGGCATTAAAAGACTACGTGAGCGGTTATTATGGTGTTACTATTTCAGAGGAAAAGAATATAAGCGATGAATCAACAGACAAAATGATTTCGCAAAAATTTACTAAGGTTGCCTTGACTTACTTTGATAATAAAGGTGTACCAGCGAAAAACTATGAAATATTGGAGTCTTATCCCGTTAATGTTGAGGGTGAAAATGTAAAATTTGCCATTGATGAACTAAGAGTTGAATTTGCAGACCCAACGGAGAAGGAGCTTGCCGAGATTGCACAGATACTAAAATCGAATCCTAAATTAACTGAGGGTGAAATCGCTAAGGCATTAAATAAAGAACCATCTGTTATTCGCGAGGGTATCAAGATTTTAAAAGAAAAAGGATATATAGCGGTTGAAACGTCAGGGGTTAAGGTATTACCAGCCGCAACTTCAATAATTCGTTTACTTCCTAATCCTAAAGAAGTACTTTTGGTTAAATATAAGTATGGATTAAGATTAGATAAAGAGAACGAGAGCGAAGTTATTGAAGGCACTAGAGATTTTTGCCGTGATATGATAGCTAAAAACAAGCTATACACCCGCGAAGAAATCGAAGGGATGAAAAACGACATGGAGGTTACATTCTTAGCGAATATTCAGGATGTGTGGTTGTATCGAGGCGGCTGGAGTAAGAATAAAGGCAGTGATGTTGCAGTTCCATTTTGTAGACACGTATGGCATCAGGTAGTAGTTAAATCAAAGAAATAATGGCAACAGTATTATTAATATCACCAGAAGAATTTAAGGACAAAACCTCTGTCAATGGCAATGTTGATGAGAAGTTGCTTCAACAGTCAATATTGGCGTGTCAGGATATATTTGTGCAAAACATTATAGGAACGGGCATATATAGAGAGTTAAAAACTCAGGTACAAGCGGGAACATTAACGGCGCTAAACGAAACTTTGTTAAACGAGTACTTACAGCCAGCTATGCGATATTGGATTATGGCCGAATGTGTAAGGCCGTTAGCCATGAGGTTTATGAATGTAGGTTTGCAGTCAAAACGTACAGAGGTATCAAATCCCTTGTCTAGCAAAGAACTAACTGAAACCGAAAACCACTACAGAAATAGAGCGGAATGGTACGCAACCAGAACGGTTGATTACTTATGCGAACATAGTACGCAATACCCTTTATATTTGAATGCTGGCAATGGTGTTGACATTATACAGCCACAAGTGAACCAATACACTACCTCATTGTTTTTAGGTGGCGCAAGAAAAAACCCTAATATCGAAGTCTATGACGAACCTTACAGAAAAAACAGAAGATAAGAAGATAAGAAAAGCGGGCAAACAGAACATTGAAAAGTTAAAATTGTACCTACAAAAACAAAATGACATTAAATCAGATAATAGAGCATTTTAAAACATTCTACGAACTTCACCTTCAAGTTAAGCAATTTAATTTTGGTGAGGCATCTAGTAACGATAACGTCAAGAATATTGATGGTGTTGTTATGTGGGTATGGGTAGACCCTAACGCTGGTAATGTTAGCGAAACGGAATTAACTTATTCTTTTCAGGTTGCGTTTATGGATGTT